CTCGAAGAGGAACTCCTCGATGGGGTGCGCGGCCCCCGCAATCACCCGCGCGAAATGCGCCACATAGCCGATGGCCTCGCGGCCCTTGTCCTTGGTGTCGCCGATGTAAAAGCAGTTCTGCCCGCCCGCACCGCGCGCGGCGGCAGCAATGAGCGCACAGCCCAGCATCTCGGCAAAGGTGATGCCGGTGCGTCGGCCCTTTTCGCAGACCTTGAGGTCGCTCTCATCGGCGAGCCAGGAGCGTTGATGCTCCATCAGGATGCCCTCGGCCAGCGGATCGAGGCTCTCGGGGATTTCTGAGCCGCGCGGCAACTCCTCGGGCAGCGCGTCGGGGTCGCGGGTGAGGACGGGGGCGGTCATGGCTGGCCCTGCTCGATTTGCCAACCTTTACCGGCGAGCGATTTGAACAGCAGCACTGCGATCTGAAGATCGACAGTGAGCCGGAGGCCCGGCGACGAACCTTTCTTCTGAACCGCGTCACGCATTGCAGCCGCTTCGGTTGCAACCCAGCTCCCGGTTTTGCCGTCCGGGCTTTTCCATCGAAAGGCCATCAGCGTTTCACCTCCATGCGCAGGCACTCCATGCAGGTTCGAGCGCGGTCAAAGTCGGGATAGCCGCTAATGGCCACGGCGCAGTCCCCCTGCCCTCTGGCCCGGTCCATCAGACGTTTTTGCACGCCGCCGAACGTGCGCCCGTCAACCTGTTCTCCTGCCAGAAAGGCCCGGATTACCCGCGCGGCGTCCCGGCAAGCGCGCTCGATGTTCTTGTCGCGCTTCGCCCAGTATTCGGCATGCGCGGCCATGTCGTTTGCGATTTGGGCGGGTGTGGCCATCAGCGCCGCTCCCGTTCTTTCCTGAGTAGACGCCAGTTGTTCACGGCCACGCCGCCGGTGATCGCAGCGAGCAGCATGATCCAGCGCTCTTGCCCCAGCCACGTCAGCAGAATGCCTGCGGCCAGCGCCACGCCGAGTTTGACGGCCCACCAATTGCCCGTGAGGCCCATGAGGCGTGCCATCAGCGGGTTGGCCTCGACCAGCCCGCCGTGCAGAGCCGCGCGCGTGGTCGACACGTCGGCAAATTGCGCCAGCAGATAAACAGCCCAGATGAAAACCAGATCAGACATCAGGCAACCTCCCAGTAGCCGTCGCGCAGCCAGCCGTGCCAGCCGCAACGCAGTTGATTGACCGACGGCGTGAGCGTCGGCTCGGACAGGGACCCGTTCCAGTCCCAGCTTGGGGTAGACGCGGGCTTGCAACGCAGGCCGATGATGATCCGGTGCGGACCCTCGCAGCCGCAGGGGCAATGAAACCAAAAGGCCGCGCCGTCGGGGCCGCCTTGGGTCAGATCGACGTGGAAACTGCCCGGCAGCCTCGCTTGGCGAAACTCGGCCGGGTTGGGGAATTCGATGGCGCGGATCATACGTCCACCTCTTCGACCCTGACCAGATAGGGCTGGTTCCGCCACCATGCGACGGTGCAGTGCAGGCCAAGATGCGTGAACCTCTGGCGGCGTCCAAAGACGACAGCGCAGAGCGACGGCCAGAGCGGCCCCTTGCGCCAGTTGTGGTCGCCAACCAGCACCACAGAGCCGACGGATAAATCCGCGCCCGGCAGCGCCGTAAGCTCCGCGACAGGGTCCGCACGGCCGACGATCTTGGCGCGCGCCAGAACATCGACAGGGTCAGCCATTGCGCACCCCCAGAAACTCCCGGCGCAGCTTGCCGATGACGTCGCTCGATAGCCCCAGTTCATCGCGGGCGCTGTCCAGCGCCTCGACGGCATTGGCGCGTTCTTCGGCGGCGATGCGGGCGCGTTCCTTGACCATCAGCTGCTCGCGAATGCCCGCGCTCGACATGATGTCCTTCATCATCTTGCCGAGGAAATGCAGCTCGCGCGGGTCGATCTCCTCACCCTCCTTGGTCATCTGCGATTTCAGGACCTTGAAGGCCACGCTGGTCATCATCTGGAAAAGAACCCGGTGCCGGTCGGCCTCCTCCGAGAGGTCATTGTCGGCCAGCCATTGCTGCGCCCAGGCTCCGGCCTCGTCTTGGAGCTTGACGAACTGCTCGTATTCCTGACCGTAAGCGTGCAGCGCGCTCTTGCCGATGCGCAACTCGAGCCCGTCCTCAGCAAGGCGGAAGTTCAATTCTTCGGCCAGCTCCTCGTAGCCGTGAAAGCCCTTGGCTTTCCACCAATCATGCAGCCACTGGCGCAACTCGGGCGGCAAGAGCTCGACCTTGCGGGGCGGAGGCATGTCAGAGCCTCCGCGCGCTTGGACGCTGGATCTCCGGATGAACTGCCTCGCCGCGCGCGATCTCGATGCCGCGCCGGGTGGCCTCGGCAATGACGAAGTCGCCATGGTCGGCAACGGTGACCATGCCCACCTCCTGCAGCCATGCGAGTTCAGTGGTCACCTGGTCAAAGGTGGAGCCGACGCCCACGCCATTGAGCACGTCGCGCAGGATCGAGGCATTGGCGGTGTAGCCCGAGACCTGTTCGAGATGCCGCAAAATTGCGAGGCGGCGGTGCTTGCGCAAGGTTGCCTGATAATCGCTCACTTCTTGCCTCCATCGAGCAGGTGTTGTTCGTGGCGGGACACGATCACTTCGAGGCGCGCCGTAATCATGGCGTTGCCCTCCATGACGGCGGCCATCTTCTCCATCGAGCCGGTCTGTTTGACGAGTTCGAGCTGAAGCGCGTGCATGTCATCCTTGCCCGGCATGTTCTGCACCGCCTGTTCGAGCCGCGAGATGCGCGCCTCGTGCCGGTCCATGCGCTCGTGACCCGCCTCGAGCTTTTTATCCAGGTCTTTGCGGCGGGTGGCCACGAAGGTGTAGAAGGCCACCAGCATCGAAAACACGACGCTGAGGCCCTTCCAGAACAGATCCCAATCCACCATCATGCCGGATCGCCCGCGCGCGGCGTGAGTATCTCGATCCCCTCCCCTGCCATAACCGGACAGGACACGCCCTCCGGTCGGGTCAAGACAATTGTCCAAGTTCCCGAGGGGGCAACGAACACCTCGAGCAGCGGCCCGCCTGTGACTATGCCCTGCATCGTCACGACCTCACCGTAGTGCTCTGACAGAGACCGCACGAGATCCTCGCGCGCCATGCAGGTCTGCGCCTGCGCCGGTTGGACAGAAAACAGGACGGGGGCCAGAAGGCCCAAGAGTGTGATCCGGATCATACCGCACCGCCTCTCTTGAGATCGGCGATAATGCCTTCTTTGGTTTTCGAGCCGACCGAAGACCCGAAGAAGTAGTTGCCGACCTGCGTCGTCATCGCGCCGAGCGAGCCGACCATGATCAGCAGCACCTCGTCCCCCTGCGCGGGCAGGCCGTAGGCGAAGATGTAGGCCAGCACACCGAAGAACCCGATGATCACGACAAGGCCCAAAGCCGACGGCGTCCAGTCCTTCATTGCGGCTTGCCGGTTGCGCGCGCTGTCGCGGTCGCCTGCGGCCACGCGCTCCAGCTCGATCCCGGCCTCCTCCATCTGAGCGCGGAACTCGAATTCCAGCTCCTTGAGCTTGGCAAGGTCCGTGCCGGTCGCCTCCGCGATGGCCCGCTCGACCGCAACCGGGTCGGCCGCCTCATTGCCGAGCAGTTTGCCCGCAATGGCGCGGGTCGCAACACCCGCCAGCGGCCCGCCCAAAGCTGTGGCGATGGTTGGCGCAACCGCGCCGATGATTTCCTTGAGTTGGCGCTTCATGATGCGGCCCTCCCCTTCGAGTGAACAATTGGCGCGGCGTAGCGCGCCACGATCCAGCCTTCATGGCCGCCGTAGATAACCTTGAGCCAAGCGCGCCCGCCGAACTCGCCGCACCGGATAACCGGCACCACGGCCCCGTCGGGAATGCGCGCCATGACGTTTGGATTGAAGCTCGGCCACCGGCGCATGTTGAGCGCGTCGTCGGGCACCTCGATCTGGACAAACTCTTCGCCGGGGACGTCGACGGCGACGTCGTCCTCGGCCGCGTCGAGCGGGTCCTCACGGCCAAAGATCAGAGAGCGCATATGCTCGAGCGGGAAAAGCGGGTTGGTGTCCACCTTGCGCCCCGGCGAGATATACCAATGCGTCGTGATGTCTGTGAGCGTCGGGACACTCTCAAAGAGGTTGCGCAAGAGGTGTCGCAACGACGTCAGCTGCACCTCGGTGTAGGGCATCCAGAGGCCGCGCCCGTGCTGCGGCGTCTCGATCTCCTGAATGCCGTGCTCCTCAATGTCGAAACGCCGACCGTACCACGCCTGCGCCTCGGTCGCCGAGAACCGCGTCATGCGGCCGGGGTTCACGATCTCGATGCCCACCGAAAAATCGTTCACGCCGGACCGCCCATGATAGTTGGACCGCCCGGCGTGATTGGCCCGGTGCCCCACCCGGACCTGTTGTTCGATGCCCCCGTCCCGTTCCAAGACAAAATGCACCGAAACCTTTTGATCATTCTCGCGCAGGTAATCGCGCGACGACCCTGCGTCCAACGGACCGGCAGTGTCATGCAAAACGACGACTTCAGGGGTGATGACCCCGCCAGACCACTTTGCCTGATTGAATGGGATACGCGGATGCAAGCCGTCGATAAAGGACATTAGGGGCCTCTCTGTCCTGCTGAAAACAGGATCAGAATGCCGCGCAAGGCAGCCCCCGAGACACCCGCAAGTCCTTGCGGGTCAGCTCAGTCGGTTTTCCAGTTGAAGAGGTCCGGTTGGGACGTCGGTGCCGCGCCCATGCCCTTGAGGTAGGCGCGCACCGTCACGTCGGACACCCGCACTTTGCGTGCAATTTCCGAAATGGGCAAGTTTTGTTTGTAGAGGACCTGCGCAATCCATCGGCGGGCGAGCGGCACGCGGGCGGGAAGATGCTCGGCCGTCCGGGCCAAGAGCGCGGCCTTCTCCCGGCCGAAACGCTTGGCGACACGGCTGCGTCGAGGATTGCGGCCAAGGTAAAGCTCAGCGCCACCAAACTCGAGCAAGAATTCGACCGCGTCTGCCTCGCCGAGGGCTTCGACATAGGGGCGGATCTGAACCGGAGTAAAAACATCGGCCCCCGTCATGGTTGAGCCTTCCTGCGCCGCCGCCCCCGGCGTGGCTCGTGCTGTGGGATCACGGTCACCACGAACCCGCCCTCGATCACGTAGATCATTCCGCCGCTAATCACGCCGCCTGCACCCACCGCAAGCCCCTTGTCCGCCACGCGGCCGATCTGGCGGCGCAGCGCCTCGATATCCACGCCCTGCACCCGCTCGAGATAGCGGATCACGGCGTGATCGGTCACAGGGTGGCGGGGCTTTTTCACCGGCGGTGATCCTCCCAGTCGAAGTCGATGTTCTGCCGATGGCCCCACGTTTTGAGGGCCTGAATGACGGCGTCGATCTGCTGCCACTCGCGCAGCATGTCGACGTCGGCCGGGACCGATCCCCAGACGCCGCCGAACCGCGCGCGGATGAACTTGTTAAGCCCGGCGCGGGAGGGATCGCGCAGCGCGCCAGACTGGCCGAGCTTGCGCCAAAGCACATGGATCATGCGCAGATCGGCGCGCGGTGCGGGCTTGTGGCGCGGGTTGCGCGGACGGTCCTCGAACCCCGCCTGCTTCAGCCGGTTGACGATCAGCCGCAACTCGCCATCGTTCATGTCGCGCAAAGACGTCTTGCCGGTGACGCTGACCTGCAAGTCGCGGCGCGCGTCTTCGTCGAGGCCCAGCTGGCGGCAGGCCGCGAAGATCAGTTGTTGCAGCGCGCGGTTCATGCGGCGGCCTCCGCACTCTCGTCCGGGTACCAACAGATCAGCACCCCGTTGAAATGCTCGACGTCACCATGGGCGCGTGCCCAGAACTCCGACATGTCCGCAATGTCCGAGAACCCGTCCTGACGCGCAAACTTGTCCAGATCCGCGACCTGCGTCCAACGTCCGGATGACCAAGTGCCAATCTCGACCTCGACAATGCTGCGCGCGCTCAGACGGATCGAGATTGGCAGCACCACCGTGCAGAACGGGTCAGGGATGATTTTCATGCAGTGGCGCGTCCGCATGCCCGTGAACAGCTGGAGTTTCTCACCCGGGCGCGCATGCCGTTTACGCGGCAGTCGGATGGTCTGGCGCTTGGTGCCCGCGAGGATCTGCGGTGCAAAGCGCTTCTGGAAGGAGTAGGCGACCATCACAGCAACCTTTCTTGCAGCGCGCGGTTCATGCCAGTGTCATCCCGAGCGCTTGCGCGTACATCTCGAGCACCGCCTGCTCCTCGGCGACGTCGTTGATGTCACGCTTGCGCAGGGCGATGATCTTGCGCATCACGGTGGTGTCGTAGCCGCGCCCTTTGGCCTCTGCCATCAGTTCCTTTTGATGCTCCGCGAGGTCCTTCTTCTCCGCTTCAAGCTGCTCCCACCGCTCAATGAACTGGCGCAGCTCTTCTGCCGTGACGCGGTAATTCTGATCATTGGTTTCCATGGGTCACTCCTCCTCTTCTGCGTCAACGAGTGACGTCACGCAGACGGGTTGATGGTCGATCTCGCATTCAATGGCGCGCTCGCACTCGGGGCAGGTATGGCGACCGGACCCAATATTGCCCAAATCGTGATAGCAGCCCGGGCAGGTCCAATAGTCATCCCTGCCAGCGTTGGAGCATCTGTCGGCAAAAGGCTCATAGCTTGGACGGCTCATAGCGCGCTCTCCAGATACCGGATAACCGCGCCGTGAAGCTGGGTGCGGTCCTCGTCCTCGCCGGGCATGGCCTCGATCAGGAGGCGCACAGCGTCGGCCAAGATCGAGAGCGTGTCGCCCGTCACAATGTTACCATGGGGGAACGGCCCGCCCTCCCGCGCGCCCTCGATCAAATCGAAGGTTGCGCTGGAGGTGTGTTCCGCTGCCGCAAGCAGCTTGTTGACGATGTCGCACATCCCCTCACACCTTCGCCAGATCGAGAACCACCGTCTGCCATGGGGCCTCGGTGTTCGTGCGGTGCTTGACGCGGACGTATGTCGCCTTGCCGACCACGCGCATGGCGTCGCGGATGGCATCCATGGCGCGGTTCCAGCGGGCATCAGCGATATCGAGCCGCAAGAGCATGAAGATCTCGGCGCGGTTGATCTGGCCTTCCTTGTCGGTGTTGAAGGCGCGCGTCACGATGGCCTGAATTTCCGGGCGGCTGTCGGCGGACCATTCATTGAGGCACTCGTCGATGAGGCCTTTGGCGATCTGCAATTCGGGGCCGAAGTCCACCCGGTCCTGTACCTGGACCTGCACCTGATAGAGCCCGTCATAGGTGGTCAGCGTCTTGTTGCCCTTGGCCCCGCCGACAGTGGTTCCATACTCCTGCGCGAGGATGGCCTCGAAATCCGAGATGTCGTCGAAGGTGTGTTCCTTGAACCGGCGGAGCTGGTCGCTGAGGGCCAGCGCATATCCGGCGATCTTGCGCACCTGTTCGTCCTGCAACTGGTCTTGCGGGCGCACGAGGTCGAGCGGCACTTCGCGGCCCTTGGCGTCGACCATCTTGCGGCGGCCGTTCTCCTCGATGATGCCCGAGGGCACGGCAACCGGACGGGGCATTTCGGCCGCTGCGAGGTACAGGGCAAGCAAGGCGTCACCCTCCGGCGTGCCGTACCCAAAGTCGCCGGGCGCGCCAAAAGCCTTTTTGACGGCCGCAACCGCATTTAGGATCGAATTCGACATTTTACTCTCCTGTTGAAGGGGGTGTTGAAAGGAGGCGCGGACCCACGCCATGGAGCGCGCAGACGGCGGCCATGGCGGCGATCTCGTCCATCGAGCAAAGCGTGCTCCCGCGCGGGCCAAGCAGGTCGACCTTGGCCACGCCCGAGGCCGCGAGGCGCAGCATCTCGTCGGGGCTCCAGCGGGCGATTTCGGGGGAGGTCATGGGTTGGTCTCCTTGTCGTCGAGAATGGCGTCGATCAGATTGTCACGGGCCACCGTGCGCAGGATCAGCTGCACAAGCTCCCGAATGCTGACCTCACGTGCCGCCGCATGCGGCTCGAAGGCGCGCCTCGTTGCCCCGTCTAGCGTGCTCAGACGCAGGCCCTGCGGGCGAAGCGCGGGGCCGGGGCGCACCCTCGGGAACTCCTCGCCGTTGCGGCGCAGGCGGGCCAGCACGGCATGGACGCGGTTCGGGGTCACGCCGAGGTCGCGGGCGATGAAGGCCGCACCGATCCCTTTTGCGGCAAGCTTCCTCACGGGCGCGTCGAGACTGTCGTCATGCCGCATCATCGTCGGCCCCCTTATGAATGGGGCAGCGGTTGCAGGCGCGGTACATGGTGACGGTCTGCGAGTTCACATTCTCGAAGTTTGCCGCCTTGCCGCGCCACTTGCGGCAGACCTGTTTGCCGATCTCACCCAAGGCGGGGCAGTCGACCACCGCCCGCATGAAATGCCCGCGCACGATGTCCTCTACGATGCTGGTATCTGCGGGATAGCGATTGCGCAGGACATTCGACACCAGCGTCGGGCTGCGCTCCATCTTGGCCGCAACCTTGCTCTGGCTGGTCTCGTCGCAGGCAAGCGCCAAGGCGGCCACCCAGTCGGGCAAGGCGTCGCCCCAGAATTCCCGGGCGGTGTCGAGCGCGCTCATGCTGCACCGCCTTTCCGTAGCTGCCGCCGACTTATGTTGCGGCAGCCGTACCACATCCACCCGCCCACAAAGACCAGCGTGGAACCCGTTATCCATGCCTCACCCCGGCAAACCTGTTGAAACTCGTCGCGAGATATAAGCCCGAGAAGAAAAGCAGCCTTGGCTTTGGCAAATCCTGTCTGAGGTCGTTTCGCGCTCATGCCGCACCGCCTTTCGCGGGGGCAAAGGCCCCGGTGTTGGGATCGAGAATGCCCGCGAGGCGGACGGCTTTCGGCGGGAAAGGCCCGCTGTCCTCGATCAGCTGATAGATCGCCTCACGGCGTCCGATGATCGCCGTCTGACGCACCTTGAGATGGCCGGAACCGAGCAGCTGACGGCAATAGGCGCGGGCCTTCTCGACGGTGACCTCGACACCTCCGGCGTTGGCATGCGCGGCCAAATCCGTTGGTCCGAACTGGACCAGCCGCCGCATCGCGCGCCACATGTTGCCCTCAGGGGTCGGGACGCCGTCGGGCACTTCGGGCGCGGCCAAGCACGCCGCGCCCAGCTCGACGCTTCGGAATATCTTGCGATGCATGTCCTTGCGGATACATTTCACGAGGCCAGCGCGCTCCCAGCGACGCACGAACTTCTGCGCGGTGTCATCATGTACCCCAAGGGCCGCGAGGTCGCTCCAGTGGAATTCCTTCATCGTCCTCACACGATCCCAAGCGTGGCGTTCCATTGTGCTGCGGAAAGGCGTCATTCGCGCGTCTCCTTCGAGACCTTCGCCAGAGGCACGACCGTGTCCTCTCTCTTCTCCGGCCGGGCCAGCGGGCGGAAATCATCGACACGCCGCACGGCTGGGGGCTGGCCGGTGTCAAAGACCCGTTTGCCCCAAAGCTCGAGGTCGGCCAGACGCCGCCCCCGGCCCATGGCCAGTTCCTTGGCCCGCGCAAGATTGGTCGCTACCCGGCGGATCGAACCACCCGACGCGGCCACGATTGCCCCAAGAAGGTCAGAGGTCACGTCGACACCCGCCGCGTAGATCGGCGCGAGCTTCTCTGCATCCGGCAGGTTGCAGGCGAGCGCAGGCTCCCACGCGAGCTGGCGGTTGTGGATGTTTTCCCAGCGGGTCAGGTCCTGCGGCAGCTTTTCCTCGCCCACCAGAATGACCGGGGCCTGACTGCTCTCGTAGATGTCGCGGGCCAGTTCGATCATCCGCTTGCGCAGGAGGTATTGCGCGTCGTCGATGATAAGCGGGCGGTCGCTGCGGGCAAGCTGCGCGCCGATGGCGTCGACCATGGCGGCCACGCCGCGTTGGGGCGGCAGGCCGATTTCGCGCAGGATCGCCTGCGCCAGATAGGTCGGCGTCCAGCAGTCTTTGACCTGGACAACATGAGCCTGATATTCATTTGCCGCGACCGTCACGGCGGTGGTCTTGCCCCAGCCGGAGGGGCCGTAGAACGTGGCCATGCCGGGCAGGCCAAAGGCGCGGGTCTGCACACGGTCGACAAGGCCAATCAGGGCCGCGACGTTTCGCAGGGGCGCAATGGATGGGGTCATTCTGCTCTCCTTTTCTTGTTACTCTTGGGCACCGAAGTGGCGCTTCATGCGCAGCTGGGCGCGGTAGTCGGAACTCTGCTGATAGTCGGCCAGCCAGTCGGCCTGCGCCTGTGTCAGCGCCTCGCCCTCATCTCGCGCACGCTCCAAGGCGCAGGCGCGGGCAAAGACGGCGGCTGGATCTTCGTCGACCGGATCGACGGGATTGGTGCGGTGTTCTTCAAGCCGCAGCACCCGGGCCTCGATCTCGGCCAGATGCTCGATCTCCTCGGCGCTTTGGGCGCGCCGTTGACGCTTGGGCGCGGCCTTATGCGGCGTGGCGAGTTGATGTACCTGCGCCTCGGGCAGCGGTTCGTCTGCCGCCAGTCCTGAGGCTGCGCGCACACGGGCGGCCACCTCTGCCGCAGACAGCTCGCGCGCAGCCTTGGCCTCGGCCTTCTGCGCTTTGGCCCATGCCCCGCGTTTGCGGGCGTGGTCGCGCGCTGCCTCCACGTCGAAGAACTTCGCCGCCTCGGTACAGGCGGCGTGGCCGAGATACCGGCCCGCCAGATCGTAGACTTCCAGCCCGGCTGTCAGATCATCCGCGTCGAAGCGTGCAACCACCTTTTCGCCCGCGATCCGGTACATCCACTCGGACCAGTATTCCGTGTCGTAGAGCTTCAGCGCGCCATTGCCCGCCTTGGCGCGAACGCCCTCGGCCCGCAGGAGCCAGAGGCGCAACTGCTCGTCGGTTGCGCGCTTGATCGTGGCGCGCGCATAGCCCTCGTTGAACACCTCGTTGAACGACCGTCCCATGGCCACTTCACTGCGCCGCCCGGGGCGGGCGTTGTGATGCTCGAGTTCGTCCTCAAGAACGAGGCGGAACTCCTCGAGCGGGACGGCGCGGGTGCCGTAGTCCTCTGGCTTGGCCTCCGGCTTGTTGCCCGTATAGGCCCCGTCAAAGGCGGGGTGCTTCGCCACCCGGTCGCAAAGATCGCGGAAGGCGCGCTCGATAGGTTTGGATTGCCCTGAATAGGGTGTGGCCCAATGGATTTCGACGCCCAAGAGCGGCAGGAGGCCCGGGATATCCTCGTCGGTGATCTTGAAGCGAAACCGGGTCGGCGTGCCGCCTGTCATCGCCTTCGCGGCAAACTCCCGGCCGTTGTCGATCAGAACAGACTGCGGGATGCCATAGGCCCGGATCAAATCGCCCGTGACCAGCTGCACCGTGTGGCTGTTCGCCGTCGGCGACAGGCGCCATGCCAAGAGCTTGCCGGAATAGACGTCCGACCAGACCATCATCTGCGGTCGCACGGGCTTGTCGTAACCCGGCCACGACACAAAGACGTCGAACTTGTGATAGTCGCCCTGGACGCATTCGAGCGGGGCCATGAACGCCTTGCTGCGAACCTGCGCGGGGTAGAGGCGGCGCAGAGCCTCCTCGCCCTTGCGCATGAAAATCTCCGTGGGGACCGAGACGTTGGCCTTGAGCCAGCGCCGCACCTGGTGGAGGGGCGGCACAGGGCTGTTGCGCCGCTCGGATATCCAGACCCGCTCGGCGCGGTCATAGCAACTGGTGAGAGAGGGCTGCGACAGGCGCAGCCAATCGCTGCGCACAAGCGACAGAAACGCGGGGTCTATGTCGTCCCGCCGGGCGGGGGCGCGCCGCAGCGCGCGCCCGTCGATGAGGTAAGCCAGCCGGTCAGCGCGCGCGACGCCCTCGACCTGCCCGAGATAATTCCAAAGGGATTTGTCAGACCGCCCCAATTTGCGCGCGACCTCGCGCACGGCCGCCGAGCGGGTCAGCCCGGCCCCTTCCAACAATTCGACCTCGGCAATGGCCCCAAGCCGCGCCTCGGCCTCGGCGCGCGCCTTGTCGCCCGCCGCCGCATAGCGCTCCCATGCCTCGCCTGTGCCCGGCTTATCCACCGGAGCCGCGACCAGACCCGCGCTGAGCCGCATCCGGGCGCGCAGCGGCAAGATGCTCCAGTGATATTCAAGGCCGCCGCCGACCCCCTTACGCCGCCGGACCTTTCCGGGGTGCCGTGCCCAGCCCTCGCGCACCGCCAGATCGTTGACCTTGCGCTTTGTGCCGGGTAGGTCGGGCAGTCCGGCCTCGGCCAGCTCGGCCGCAGACCACCACTCTTGCGCAGGGGCGGGTCCAGTCATGCCGCGTCCCCTTGGTCAATCTCGCCGAACAGCGCCGCAACCTCTGCGCCGCGCTCCTCGAGAAACGCCATGCGCGCGCCCTTGCCCGCACGGTCCCATGCGTCCATGAGGCGCGCGAGGGTGGCGTCCTTGGGGCTGGCCGGGGCCGGTACCTCTCCGCGCGCCGCGCGATAGGCTTTGCGGGCGGCCTTGGCGCTCTTTGCCGCGCCTGCGGCCAGAGCCTCGACCACATCGTAGCGCTCGACTGTCTCCTCGATCTTGCCGATCTCGATCAGATCAGAGAGCGCGATGGGCTTGGGCGCACCGCGCAGCAACTGATAATCCCGTGGGTCCAGCTTTGACCCGGCGGCCATGATCTTGTAAACTTGGCGTGTGGTGATGCCGCGCTTCTCGGCGATACTCTGTGCCAGTGAACTAAAGTTCAGTTCGAACCAACGCGCCGCCGCCCCAGCCATCCCCTGTTTCATCTCCGGATGCAGCTTCTGGATCGCCTCACGCCGCCGTGCGAGGAAATAGGCCTCATCGAGCGTGTTCATATCGGCCCCGGCAAGGTTGCCGTCGATCTCGAACATCGCCGCCTCGGCATCAGAGCAGCGCACCACGTCGCATGGGATCGTCTCGGCACCCAATTCACGCATCGCCGTCAGCCGGTGTGCGCCGTCGAGCACGTAATCGCCGTCCTTCTTGCGGCGCACCGTGATCCGGCCCACAAACCCGTTTTCGCGGATCGCCTCGACCAAGGTCGCAACGCCGCTTGGCGAAACGTCCCGAAGGCGGCCTTCGATCCCGATTTCAGTCACGGGCAATTCGGTTATCGTGGTGAGACGTTCAATCATTCTGGGGCCTTCGTCATTGTGTATCGGCAGATCAGCCGGTCAGCTTTGCGCTCGCGGGTGCAGAGGATCTCCGCCCCGTTGGCGCGCAGTTCGGAAATGCAGCTGTTCACCGCCACCACATGTGCCCGCCGCACGATCTCGCGCGTGGTGTGCGGGCGTCCGTCCTTGAGGACGGCAAGCACCCGTTGCAGGCGGGGCGAGGTGAGCGGCGCGTGGTGCATCAGCCCACCATCTGGGCATCGAGCCCGGCGCAATTTGCGCGGCAGTTGCCGCACATGCGGTGGCCCGGTCCCGTTGACCAGAACTCGGTGCCGCAGGTCAGGCAGGGGCGGTTGCGGGCGTGCTTGGCCTTGACCGCCTCGTCCTGCATCCGGTCTTGGGCGCGCAACGCGATGTCGCGGTTGCTGAACGCGCCGGAGACCCGCGCCTTTCCGTCGAAAACGGCGTAGCCGTGGCCCCATCTTTGAACATGCAGGTCCATCCCGTTCACCCTCCGAAACTGGCAAGGGCAAAGAGCAGGGCGAACAGCGCCAAAGCCCCCACCACATCGCCGATGACAGAAAAGACGCCCCGGCCGGAGCAAGCAGACTGGGCACAGCCGGGGCGCAAGGACCGCGCAGCGCACAGGCCGGCACGCGCGCGGAGACGAAACTTATGGGCAAGGCGGCGGATCATCGGGCGCGCTCCCGAACGAATGCTTCCTTGCGGATCGACAGATGATGATCCTCGGCCAAGCGGCTCAGGCGCATCAGCGGCAGCGCGCAACACGGCTCGTCGATGTCGCGCACCAATTGCAGGGCCAGCGCCACGCGCTGCACTTGGGGCATGGCCGCGATTTCGGACTGCAACTGCCCGGCGTCGGGAATGAGATCGGATAACCGCATCACATTAAATCCTGTGTTGAAGGGGGTGTTTCAGGGGCGGCACCTTGGCGCAGCACCGCGACGGACAGGCCCGTGGCAACCACGGCCCAGAAGATCAGGGCAAAAGCGAAGGCCAGAACGAGGCCGGTTCCGGGCATCGGGCGCGGGTTCATGCGGCACCTCCGGTGGCGCGGACGAGGCTCGACACCCCGCCCGCGCGCGCCCTACCATCGTCGCTGCCAACAAACCGACGGAGGGAACTGTAATGTCCGATCTGGACTATCTTGACCGCTATATTTGGGAGGCCGAGGCGCATGCTAACGAACTCCTTGAGATTTATGATCACGCGGAACGCCATGAGATTTCCGAGCTGTTTGGCGAGGAGTGGCAAACCTTTGGAGAAGGCGTGCTTCGGCCTCGGCCAGACGCGTTGCATCAGGCCCTGATATTTCTGGGCGAGGGGCCAACCGCGCGAGATCGACGCCTAAAGAAACTGGACCCCGTTCAAGCTCGTATTCTGTGGCTTCGGGCTCGGGTTCTGGCGCTTCGGTCAGCCACCGCGCTGCACCAAGCTGCCAGCGTTGCAGACGTGAGGGGCATGAAATACCGCCAAGCCGTTCGACATGTTGCGACAGCCATTTCTCCAGCTCCGGACCCACTAACAGCGTGGGAAATCGCAATGCATCAATACAACGCCTGACGACCTCGAACGGGACCATCACACGCGGGAACTGGCGCAGCGGCAGGCGGGAGCGGCGGCGACGCTTCGGCGACGCCTTGAACTCGCGCGCAATCCGGCGCGCGGCCTCGAGGTCGTAAAACCCGGTGGTCTCCCGGCCAAGCTCCTCGCGCGTGGGGCGCGCGGGACGCCCTAGCTCCGGGCACATCATCAGGGCAAGGCGGCGACGGATGCTCACGCGGCGTCCTCCTGTTTGGCGGATGGGCGGGGGATGTCGCGGGGCCATTCGAGGTCCCGGTCCCAATTCTGATCGAACCAAGCGAGCAGCGCAGCCGCGCGCTTAACCGTGCACCCGCTGCCGGTCGCGAGACTGCCAAAGAACTTTCCGTCGTTCGCGGCATAGGTCGAGATCGTCGACAGGGAGAGCCCCCTATGCGATGCGAGGGCCTTCGCGAGGTCTAGTAACTGAAGTTCATTCATGCTCTGCTCCGTAACGTTACCGATTATGTTAGTGGTAACTTTACCGATATGCAAGCGGGTATTTTTTCGGTAAAGTCACCGAATCATGAGCACCCCTGATCAATCATTTGCTGAGATCGTTCGGCATCGGCTAAAAGAGCTTGATAAACGGGCATTTACCGTTGAGCAGGAGCGCGGCTTACCGCGTGACGCGATCAGGAATGTTCTGCGAAGTGAGAAGCAAGATGGCCCCACATTGAACCGAGCACGCGAGATAGCCGAGGCGCTTGATCTAGACTTCTACATTGGGCCAAGGCGAGAGACCGGAACGGTCTACACCGCACAGATCGACCGCGAAGATTTTGCGGCAATCCCGCGCGTCGATGCACGTCTGGCGGCAGGGGCCGGGGCCGTCAACGGTGACGTCAGCCTGCAAGGCGCATTGGCCTTTCGCCAGGACTGGCTGCGCGAGCGGGGCATCTCACCGGCGCAGGCCTGCCTTCTTACCGTTGCCGGTGACAGCATGTCACCCACCCTGCACGACGGCGACCTGGTCATGATCGACGAGCGCCGCACTACCGTTCGAAACCGGCACGTTTACGCCTTCGTCGACATCGACGGCAGCGCCCGCGTCAAGCGCGTCGAACTGGTACCGGGCCAGCTGATCATCCTGACATCTGACAACCCCGCCCACCCCACCGAAACCCGAACCGGCCCCGACATGAACCGCCTCCGCATCCTCGGCGAGATTGTCTGGTCGGCACATGCGTGGTAG